TGAACAGGCTCAGAAAGAGGCCGAGGCAGAGTGGAAAAAGAAATCAGAAAAAGAATACTTTGAATTCATTAATCAAATTGATTCTTATGACAAGTTCAAGCCACAACTAGCACACGATTATTCTAAACTTAAACCAGAACAAAAAATGATGTTGGATATGATAAGCCAACCTAAGTTAGATGGTATTAGATGTATTGCTAGAAAAGACGGACTTTACACAAGAGCAGGTAAGGCAATTACAACTTGTGATCATATATTTTTAGCACTACAACCATTCTTTCAAAATCATCCAGAAGCTATTTTAGATGGTGAACTTTACAATCACGAACTAAAAGAAGACTTCAACAAAATTACAAGTCTTGTTAGAAAAGTAAAACCAACACAAGAAGAACAGGAAGAATGTTTTAAATTGGTTGAGTATCATATATATGATATGGCTGGTGATGAATTCTTTGAACAAAGAATGGACTTTATACAAGGTTTCGATTGGGAAAAACCAATTGTCATTGTTCCTACTTCTTGGTGTTCTACACAAGAAGAACTAGACGAACTATATTCAGAATACACAGAAGATGGTTTTGAAGGACAAATGGTTCGTAATAATACTCCTTACGAAAACAAAAGAAGTAAGAACTTACTTAAAAGAAAAGAGTTCATTACAGAAGAGTTTGATGTTGTAGAAGTATTAGAAGGTTCAGGTAATTGGGCAGGGTATGCTAAACACTTTGTTCTTACTGATGGCACTAATACATTTAAGAGTGGTGTTAGAGGTAATCAAGAAACACTTAAAGCATTACTAGAACAAGAAGTAAAACCTAATTGGGTTACTTGTAGGTATTTTGAAAGATCCCCAGACAATATACCTAGGTTCCCGGTTGTTATCGATTGGGGTATAGGAGAAAGAAATGACTAGACCAGTAGATGAAATGGAAGCACAACTTCAAGCCCATTTAGACGCCAGAGCAGAGGCACATGAGTTCGAACAAGAAAAGAAAGAAGCAGACTCTCAAGGTGTTTGCGTATATTGTTACGAACCAAAGGACCAATGCACAGGATATAAATGTTGGATAAGATAAATAACTTTTTAGAATGGCTCTTTTTAAAAGAGCATGCTAGAGGTAAAAGACCTTGGTATGGACCATATCTAGGTTGGTTGAAATTTATAGGAATAATATGTTTAATCATGATATTGTCAGTATTGATAAGCTAAAAACAATTAATACTGATAAAGGTAGACGCTACCAAACACCAGACGGAACACTATATCCGTCTGTTACAACTATATTAGCACACAAGAACAAACCATTTATAAATGCCTGGCGTAAGCGTGTAGGTGCCAAAGAGGCTGATAAGATATCTAGACAATCAGCAGCTAGAGGCACATCAATACACAAGCTAGTTGAATATCGTTTGCTCAACGAGAGCTCAAAGGAAGAGGCAGGGAGAAAAACGCTCAATCCTCTCAACGAAGAAATGTATTCTGTAATGGTAGAGATGTTATCTAAAATAGATAATATCCGAGGTATAGAAACTAAGCTATATTCAGATCATTTAAGACTAGCTGGCCAGGCAGATTGTATTGCAGAATATGATGGACGTCTTTCTATTATAGACTTCAAAACTTCTAAGAAGCGTAAAATTAGATCACATTGTTATAATTATTTTATGCAGTGTTCTGCTTATGCTATTATGTTCGAAGAAAGAACAGGTATTCCAATAGATCAGACAGTCGTATTAATTACACAAGAAGACGACGGTCCTATGATACATGTAGAAAAACGTGATGATTTTGTTCCTCAATTATTAGAGGCACGAGATGCTTACGAAGACTATTTGAAAAACGGGCACCCGTAGGCACCCGTTTCCCTAAACAAAATTCATTTTTAACATGAGTCCTATTAAGTAGCCACAAAAGAAAAATGTGGCTGCCCATACAGGTTCTTGTTTACAAAATTCCCATATGCTTCTCCAGTCCATTATAACACCATCAATAATGCAGGTATTGAAATGATAACTGAAGTAATTAATAAACTCATACCAATGCTAGCCAGATTATCCATTAAGAACCTCCGGTCCAGCCAGGTTGACTGAATATGATTATAAAATATGGCAGTAGTAACGGAGCGGACATAATCGCTACTAATTGAACCGCATCGCAGAAGAAACAAAAGGTCTGATCTTCTCTTAGTCTATCAATGTTGGTTTTCATGTGCTTCGCTACTCTACCTATAGTAGCTGTGGTCATGAAACCTCTCCTTTTTTAATTATTAATATAATTTATTACCTAGTATAAGCAGTGCTAATACCGTTTTATTTATAATATTTTGACTATTTAAAGAAATGTTTTTATAACTTATAACTATTAATTTTATAAATAATATTGGTGCTGTAAAGAATAGTCGATAATATAGCCAGCACCAAGGGAGTAAAAATGAAAAGGATTCTAGTAATCCTTCCTTTCTTTTTTACCGTAGGATGTGCCTCGGTAGCGACAGGCATAGATACAACTAGAAACGTTTTCGCAACAGCCGTAGAAACGGCAACTGATGCTGGAACCAGTATGGTAGGTGCTGTGGCTAAAGACGTTTCCGGTGTGGTATCTACTACTGCAGAAGTAGTTAGTGGTGTCGCTGATACTGTAGGCAATGAAGTTAAAGAGCAGTCGGACGAATTAAAGGTCGAGGCTCCAGACTTTCCTACTGGTAAACTCAAAGAAGAAGGTTAATACAATCGGGAGAGGGGAAGTTATATTCCCCTTTTCTAGTTCAAGCACATATAAATAATTCAACATTTAATGGAGGAGAAATTGGCTAAAGGATTAGCTTTAATTGTTGTAATCTCTTTCCTCTCAGGATGCGGAGCAAATATATCATTAACAGCTTCTGTTCCAGAAGGAAAAGACTTGGACGTTACAATAAAGACATCAGAAACACCGGGAAAGTAATTAGTCCACAAAAAGACCCTTATGTGGACTTTCCAACAGGCGAACTTTCTTTTAATACTTTTGACACAGACATACCTACCTACGATTACCCATTTGATTAAAATGGTATAGTTGAGCTTGATTTATGGTGTCAAAGACCGTAATATAAATAGTATTATGAAAAAGAAACTAAAGTTACGCAATCCTGTAGCGAAACATTCGCGAAATAAGACAGGTGCAGGTGCACATAAGTCTAAGAAGGATTACAACAGGAAGAAGGACAAGAAAGTCCAGGAGGCGGATTTAGTTTTATAATAAAGGGAGAAGTTTCATGAATAAAAGGAAATTATTACCGATATTATTTTTTGGAATGTTACTGGGGTTTTTAACTCCGGTTGAAGCAAATGAGCAAGAAGAGATTCGTTGTTTGGCAGAGAATATATATTTCGAAGCAAGGAGTGAATCAACAGCAGGCAGAATGGCAGTTGCTCTTGTTGTATTAAACAGAGTGGAAGATAAAAGATTCCCGGATACTGTTTGTGGTGTTGTAAAGCAAACCAAATATTATCCTAGTGGAAGAATAGACTTACACTCATGCCAATTCAGTTGGTATTGTGATGGCAAATCAGATACACCAACAGAATCGTGTTGGGAGGATATTGTAACACTAGCACGAATTCTTTATGGTTGGCCAACAAAGGAGGACTTTACAGATGGTGCTTTGTGGTATCATAGTAAAAAAGTAAATCCTAATTGGGCAAGCCATTATGTTCAAACAGTAAGTATAGACAACCATATCTTTTATAAAGATGTTGACTAATACTTCATAAGATCTTATAATAGACTATATGCTAACGGATAAACCTAACATTATTGTAACGGGAGGATGTGGATTCATAGGTTCTCATTTGGTTGAAAATCTTGTTGATCAAGGATTTTTTGTAACCGTTGTGGACGACAATAGATCAGGCAACCATTACCTTGAAAATGAAAATGTGGAATATCATAAGATAGATGTTTTTAACTTTGATCCATTCCATGCGTCCATAGAACCTCCTGCTTGTATATTTCATTTAGCAAACAGTCCTAGAATTCGTAGGGCAATGGAATACCCTACAGAAACAATTACAAACAATATTAATACTACATGCAAGGTTATGGATTGGGCTAGAATATTTAATTGTAAATTATTTTTTGCTACAAGTTCTAGCACACAATATGCAGAGTCAAAGGCAAATCCATATACATTTAGCAAACTTGTTTGTGAAGAGGCATTACATTTATATAGGAAATTATATTCATTAGATTATGTTCTAATGTTCTTCTATAATGTATATGGTCCTAGAGAGGCTGACTATGGAGAACATAGCACAGTTATTAGAAAATTTAAAATGGATTACTTACAAGGCAATCCATTAAAAATATATGGAACAGGTAAAAAGGAAAGAGACTTTACTCATGTTCATGATGTTGTTCAAGGTATGTTACAGCTCATGATAGATCCTAGTTTACCTTCCGTAGCACATTTTGGAAAAGGAGAACCTAAAACTATTAGCTCTATAGCAGATAGTTTTGGCCATCCTGTTGTTCATACATTTGATCGTAAGGGAGAGGCACAACGCACCTGTTGCACCAGTCCTTATATAGAGTGCCCAAATGATGTTCACGAATACATTAAACAATGGGTGCAGGAGAATAAAAATGACAGCAAGAGTCGTGGTAGATAACACTAAATTGGAACAGACTAAAGAAAAGGTAAGTGATGTATTCCTTGTAACAAAGGAATTCCAAACATCAACAGAGTTTTCTCAGTTTATTGAAAAGTCTGCTTTTAATGCAGGAACAGCTTGTATGGATATGGTAGTTGATTATTGTATTAAAAAAGAGATTGAAATAGAATCTATTAGTAAGTTTTTAACTGCAAATTTAAAAGCTAAAATTAAGGAAGAAGCTTTGGATATGAACTTACTTAAGGAAAAAAGAAAAACAGAAAAACTTATATAGGAGTATATTATGGGTATTATGAATTATGGTGGGTCATTACGATATGACATGCACGGCAGAAAAAGAAAGAACTACAAGAAAAACAATCCCACAAAAAAGATTAATACTACTAAGGCAGGTATTCCACCTGTTACAAAGCCTGTTACTAATGAAACATTACAGGCATATAAAGATCATATAAGAAAATATCCTTCACATAAACCTACTAAGAGCGACGGTAAAGGGTCCTTAGACGTCCGTTGGCAACAAGAAAAACTAGAGATAAGTAAAGGTTATACTGTTGCACCAGCATACAACAAGGGTGCTTACCAGGTTATAGGCAAGTCTAATATTAAGGATATTGGTAAGTGAACGATAAGGAACAATGGAACAAATATTTAGAATGGTCTTACGATCATTTCTTTTCAGGCATAGAGTTTGATCAAAGTGTTTTAGAGTTTGGTGCATCAGTTGGTTATCATTCAAGACTAATACAAAGACAAAATCCTAGCCTTCATATTGCTGTAGAACCTAATGCTAAAGCAGGAGCAGAGTTAGATGATGTAGGAGTCATTAGATATCCAATAACATATCAAGAATTTTATGGACTAGAAGAACAAGAAAGACAACCATATGATGTTGTAATTTGCTGTGGAATACTATATCATATGCTTGCTCCATTAGACTTATTAGAGAAGATTACTAATAATACACAACCAAAGAAAATTATTATTTCTAATATTGATGTAGCAGAAGATGGTTTAGAAAAATACACATACGAAAATGAAAATTTAGGAAGGTATTTACTAGGAAATAATCCTATAAAATATTGGCACAAACTAACAAAGGAAACAATTAAAGAAATTTTATTAAGTGTAGGTTATGAATGCAAACAAGAATTATTAACAACAGAAGTATGGCCTAAGCATGTATATTATTGGCAGGAGTATGAGCGCATTAGAAGCATATAAGATTTACTTGTCTATAAAGTTGCATTTTCAAAGAGCAACTTATGATATTACAAAACATGGTATGAGAGCAAACATGCCAAGAGAAAAGTTTGAAGCTAAAACAAATATGAAATTAATATTTGGCAAACTTACAAGGAAATATAAGAAACAAGAATTGATTAATATAATAGTATCTAATTTTGCTACAGGAGATAAATTTGGAGGCTTTCCATATGATGCTGAGGCAATAGAAGTTTATAAAGAATGGAAAGCAAGAAAAGAAAGATTAGGTTATAATTTTGAACAAGATTTAATAGCCATTCAAAATAGAATGGAAAAGGATAATATAGAAGATGCCACAATAGGTGATCATCCTCTTATATTAAAAATGTTATTAGGAAAACAGATAACATTAGAAACAGTAGTTATATTGAATAGAGATATGAACTTCGTTGAAGATTTTAGTGATGATATGATATTAGGAGATACATGTTTATTGATATCCAAATACACTCCATTCGTTAAAAAGGATACCAAAACACTCACACTTAAACATGAAACTCTTATAAATAATATTGCTAGGACTAGAAATAGTTCTAATACAATTAATATAACGTAATACAACGCAATACAAGGAG